CCGCGCGCGCCTTTTGGGCTGTTTTGGCTTTGCCAGTTGCGAGAGGATTCGACGTTGAAAATCGTCTTGGCAAGCTGCGGATCAACGCCAAGTTCTGCAGCGCGGCGCTCAAGATCGGCGACAGATGGTGCTGGTGCTGCCTGGCGCATACGCGGCGCGCTTGGCTGATCTGCGGGCAGCACTTCGTATCGAGACTGCTGCGGCAATCCCATGGCAGCAATGTTTGCTGCGCCTTGTTCAAATACAGTGGAAATATCCCCCGCGCTGGGAGACTGGAGAAACAGGTTTTTCATGGAACCCCACGGGCTTGATTGCGCAATGGTTGGAGTTTAGCCCAAGCGGTTGCGCAATCAAACCACGCAGAGTTATCACTTCACAGGGACGATCCGGCCATCTGGATAAACCTGCACATCCACCAGTTGCCCCGTCTGCTTGTCGCGCGCCTTGCGAATTTGAGGAGCCTGCCCGCCAGCCGCCGCTGGCTGCGCTGGTGCTGGGCGAGTTGGCTGCGCTGCGCCGGCAGCATTGCGCGCCACGCGAAGATCGGAGTCAATCAGGGATTGGCGCTCCTGCTCTGTTTTGCGCGCAAAAGTCGGGTCAGACTTCATGCGGGCGTCGTAGGCCAGTCGCGCTGCTTCCTCTGGGCTTGCACCTTTCTTGTAGGCGTCACCAATCACCAAGCGCGGGATGTAGCTCTTAATCTCTTCGTCCGTCATCTGGCCGCTTCGGCGCAGCGCTTCAATCTGGCCATCAAGTTGTGCAGACACCTTCTGGCGCTCTTTCTGCAGGTCGAACTGTGCCTTCTGTGCGTCGCGTGCAACCTGGTTCTGACTCTTGACGCCCTCCAGCTCAACGCGTCCACCTTGCCGCATGCGTTCAATAGCCATTTCTCGCGCCGTCTGCGCCTGCTGCTTGCCAACTTCCATGGCGGCCTTGCGCTGGTCGGTGCGTCCGGCCTGCTGGTCAGCCATCCAGCGCTGAAACGCCTGCTCTGGCGTACCAAGGGACATGCCGACTTGATAGAGCTGGTCGGTGCCAATGTTGTTTTGCGTCACCTCGCCCGTGCGGGTGTTGCGGATCTCGAAGTTGTAGCCGGTGATGTTGCCATCCTTGTCCTTGACCGGCGCGTACTTCTGCATCTTGAAGCCATCGCCGTAGGCATCCTCCAGCACGGGCATGATGCTTTTCACAAAGCCATTAGCATTACCAAGGTTGTAAGCGCGCAGTGCCTCGCCAAAGGCTTTCATCTGGCGCTTGCCTTCGCGCGATTCCGCATACTGCTCCCACTTGTCGGCCATGGCCACATCGCCGCGATCCATGTAGAAGCTGCGCATGCGAGTGCTGATTGCCTTGTCTATGGCGTCGCGCTCGCTGCCAACTTGGCCTTGCGCAATCTTCATCGAATCCTGACGCGTGGCAGCCATGGCCTTTTGGTAGGCTGCAGGCGTTTCGATCACCTTATCGGCTACCTGCTGGCCACCGCCAATACCCATTGATGCGGGCTGCATGGTGCGCGCAGCGTCGGGTGGTGTGGTGCCGTCCAGCGTAGGCAAGCCCTGCGCCTCAACCTTGCGCTCTTGCACTGGAGTAACGGCCACAGTTTCATTCTGGTACGTCGGCTGCACCGGCTGCTGCAGCCCTTCAACGGCATCAGCCTGTTGCTGCACCTGCTGCTGGTACTGCTGCTTTGCCTCCGCAATAGCCGCCTCGCGCTCTTTCTGCGCCATGTGCTGGTCGTACTGCTCGCGCAGGTCTTTGCCGATCTTCATGCCGCCAGCGAATCCGGTCATGAATCCGCCAAGGCCTGTTGCGTATGGGCTCACCATGTTTTTTCTCCTTGAAATGGCTTTTTGGCCTGTTGGCTGCCAATCCCGTAATCCACGGCAACCTGAGAAGGCTGTGCGCCAGACAGTCCAGCCTGAATTCCTGCGCCAATTCCCTTTGCAAAGGGAGTATTTTGCGCATTCAATCCAATGGATTGACCTTGTGGAGCATCTATGCCTGGGCCTGCGCTTGTGGATGCCAGTGTCGCGCCTTCGCCAGTCTTTGCCTGTATCCCTTGAGCCGGGTTTGTGACGCTCCTTGGGCCACGCAAAGAGTTCGGATCAAACTGAGACAGGAAACCGCTTGCAAATCCTTGCACGGGCGACTGGCTGCTTGCCGTGGACTGCATGGCGCGAGCGCCGTATGCGTCCGCCTCTGCCTGTGACTGCCGCATGCGCTGCATCTGCTGCTGCACAACTGGATCTGTAATCATTGGGCCACCTCTCGGTTAAATGCCGTGATGTGCACACCCACAGCATCGCGGATCGTGTTCAGGCGCGACTGGTATTCCTGGAAGTGCACGGGATGCCATTGCTTCAGGTACTCCGCGCGCCCTTCTTCCCACCAGGCGCTGCACGTCATGCAATCCGGCATGGAGCGCATGCCACGCGCGTAGAAGGCTGGTGCCTCGACGCCCTCACTCTCCAAGAACTTGTGCACCTGCTCGTCTGTCCAGTCTTGCAGCGGGAAAAGGCACTGCATGCCGCCGTCGATGTCGCCGGATCGCAGCGCGCCCTTGTAGGTATCGGCGTTCTTTTGCCCGCGAATGATGAGGGTAATGCCATCTTCAAGCATGCGCTGGTGCATGGGGATCATCATGGTGCGCAGGCAACACGAAAACTTGTCCTGCATCAGCACGCCGCCGCCGCTGGCCTCAATGCCCATAGGGGTGCAGCTTGCCGGAACGATGTCGGTCGGCAGGCCAAACTGCTCGATCACGTCGCGCGAGCTGGATTCAACCCGCACAAAGCGCGGCACCTCTTGCTTCACACGCTCGATCACCTCCAGCGCCTCGGGGAAGGCATCGCCGGTATCGAGCCAATACACCGTGATTTTGTCCCAGTGCTCGCGCAGCAGGTACAGGCAGGCCATCGAATCCTTACCGCCACTAAACTGCAAAGCGATGCGCTCGTGCTGATTGATGATGTCGTTCATGTCAGAAGTACGCCGTGATGCCTGCGCCAGCCAGCGAGCCAATCCCAGACATCAGGCCGCCAGCATTGGCATTGTTTGCCTGCTGCTGGGCAATCTGGTTCGACCATTGGGCATTGAGCGTCGAAGCCTGCCCGGCATAGCCCTGCATTGCGCCGCCGAAGCCCTGGCCCATGATGGCGTTGTTGTTGCTCCATGCCTGATTGGCCGTGGCGTTGTTGCCCATGGCAGAGTTACCGGCATTCAGGCCAATCCCGTAAGCCCCTGCCGTGCTCGATGCCAAGCCCTTGCCCATGTTGATGGCGTCTGCCTTCAGAGCAAGCCCCTTGTCGCGCACGATCTGGCGCGCGTTGTTGGCGGCACCAGCGGCACCCAAAGCTCCAAGTGTTTCAGTGGCTCGGCTTGTGGCGTTCCATCGTCCGCTGTTCGGGTTGACGCCCATGCTTGCCATGGTGCGCGCGTTGGCCTCCTGGCCCATGCGTGCCTGCTGGCGCACATCGGCGACCGCTTCAGCAGCAGCAGCGTCTTGCTTTTCCTGTGTGGCGTAGTTCTTGGCCGTATCAACGAACTCGTCTTCCATGGGCTGAAAGACGTTCTTTGTGCGGTCGCGGTCTTCCTTCGCCCAGGTGTTGGCTTGATCCTGGGTAGCAAGCTGCTGCTCGATGACATTTTGGCTCAATGCATCGGTAACTTCCTGTCGCTCGTTGCCGATCTTGAACTGATCTTTGGCGAAGGCGAGCCAGTCATTGCCTGTCTGCGCCTGCATGATTGCAGCCTGTCCGATCTGAGGGTCTGGGCTGGAGCCTCCACCACCCTTACCGCCACCGAACGCTACATTGCGGCCAATCGCCAGCAGCGCTGCATCCATTTCAAACTTGTCGTCCAGGCGCGAGCGCTTGGACAGCATTGCCACCTCGTCGTGACGCTGGGGCATCCAGTGAAAATTCTCATACATTGCGATACTCCTGCGGAATAAATCGGCACTCGCTGCGCAGCAGGCCAAGTGAAACAATGTCGCCGCCATCTTCGGCAGCGCAGCGGTGCAGCCCTTCGCGCTTAAAGCCGAAGTGCTCATCAAACGCCAATGTGGCCGTGTCTTTGGCGTGCACCAGTCCCGTGATGCGCTTGTAGCCAAGCTGAATGAATGGGTAGGCCAGCGCGGCAATAGCAAAGCTGCGGGTCATCCAGCGCTTGGAGCCGTCGCTGGCAAGGTGAACATTGCAATCGGTACTGGAAAACCCATCAAAAACGACAACGCCGACGATCTTGCCGTCGCGCTGGCGTCCAATTGCTTTTGCATCTGGCCGGAAGCATCTGATGCCGATGCGCTCGGCAGCCCAAGCTAGTAACTCGTATTGTCGGTCGTAAATCAACTCATCCATGGCGGCCTCACTTGATCGCCTGCGCGATGATGGAAAGAGCCTCGGCAATGCGGCGCAAGTCCAGGCGCAAGGCGTTGAACTCAGCAGCGGTAGGGGCTGCGTTCACGTCCGTGGAGCGAAGCTGCGGAATGTCACTGATGGATTGCAGGTCGGATCTGCGCACAGCAGCCTTTGGTCGTTGCGTGCTTCCTGGCTCGCCGCGCAAGCCAATCAGCGCCTGCAAGTCCTGCACCATGCGCTCGTCAAGGCCCAGCTTCTTGGTCAGCACCCGCATGACGATCAGCTCAACGTCACGGTCAGAGGCAGATGCGCCGCGCTGGGTGCCGCTAAGTTGACTTGCGTTCAGATCACCGCGCGCCATGTCACACCCCCGCCAATTCTGCGCCTGTTCCGGCCAGCGTGATCTGGGCAATGTCGGCGTTTGCGTTCACTTCGATCTCCCACGTTTGTGCCAAGAACCCGGCAGGCAGGCGCGCCGCCCGGTTTAATTTGCTCACCGTGGCAATCAGCTTGCCGTCGGCGTACACGTTCACAGCGCAATAGCGATCAGTTCCTGTCTGGCGGATCAAAGCGTCGCCATCGACCGCGTAGGTGTTGAGCGCGGCACCATTCAGCTCCCCGCCGATGCTGGGTTGTGCAAATGTCGCCGCGTTGTATGCCTCGATCTCGGCCTTAGCCGCCTCCAGTGCTGCCTCTTCCTCGGGCGTCATGAGCGTAGTCGCCTCGATCAGGATCATGCCGAAGTTGGTGGGCTTCGGAATGACGAACGGTTTTGACTTCCATGTCATGATCTCGTTTTCGCTATCGATGGCATCCCATTCATAGATCTGGGTGCCAATGCACAGGTACAGCTTTCCCTCTGTGATGTCGTAGAAAGTAGCGTCCGCCTTGTAGTTGATCCGGTGCAGGAACGCCTCTTGCCCAGTCAGGTCGATCACAAAGCTGCCCTTGAGGACTTTGCCCTTCGGGTCGATGTACTCATAGCTCGCCATGTAGCGACCATAGAACTGCCCGCCCACGAAGCGATCCGGCGCGGTTCTCAGCCACTGGTCGCGCGTCATGAGCTGGTCAGTCACCACGCGGGCACCGGCAGACGATGCCACCACAAGGCCGTCATGCGACGGGTAGGCGATGGCATAGCCAAGATCGACCATGCCGCGCGCATTGATGCACGGCAGGTTCAGCTCCATCTTCTCCTGGGCCATGGTGTCGGGCGACGTGCCAGACACGATATAGGGCTGGCCTGTTGTGGCTACGACGATTGTGGTGCCGTATGCGCCCAGCGCCACGATGTCGAAGTCCATGGTCAGCACGTACTTTTCAGGCCATGCATGCGGCCGGAAAGGCTCGCAGAACCACATTTCCTTGCCGCGAAATGCGGCCATCATGCCGTTTGGCAGCGCGATCAATCCCGTCAGGTCATCGGGTGGCGCCCTCCACTCCAGAGAAGGCAGCGGCTCGTTTTGCTCAGACAGTGGCACGTTGTCCACGAAGTTGGCGGTAGTCGCGGCGCGCTCGGCGATGAAATAAAGGTCAGTGCCCGATAAGCTGGTTTGGCTGCGGTAGATGCGCTGCTTGGTGACGCGCGTACCTGCTGGCACAGAGAACCCAGACAGGGTGACGGTCTGGCCGCTTTGCCAGTTGACGGCGCTCGATGCAGGGCTTGGCGCGGTTTCCTCGCCCAGGTCTGTGACGTTGGTATAGACGTAGATGCGCGTAAAGACATCGCCTGTGCCGGTGCCAGACACGGCGGCAGTGAGTGTGCCTGCTGGCGCTGGGATTGCCAACGGGTAGGTCGTGGCTCCGACGGTCAGCTTTGGAGCGCCATCTCCCATCACATACAGGCGGTCAGCATCGACTGGGCCGGGCGCAGCATAGACAGGCTTATCCCAGGCGCGCCAAGTCCCGGCGTGCCGGTGAATGGTTTTTACCGCACCGGCTGCCAGTCCCGTGATCTGTTGCACGAACTTCGGCTTGCGGTACGGCGATAGCCCGCCATTGTCGAGGCGGGCATTGACGGCGTTCTGCGAAGCGTTTTCGGGCAGCAGACGCGGCACAAGGCGGGGCACTTCGCCCGAAAACCCTGCGATTTTGAGAATGGTCATGCAAATCCCCGTATGGCACCGCACCGCATTGTATAGTGCGACACCGTAAAGGGGAACTCACGTCCAGGAGATATAGACCGCGCCGTTGCCTCCCTTGGCTCCAGCAACCTGCCCAGCGCCGCCACTTCCGCCAGATGGCACCACCACGGTAAGCGCTGCGCCAACGCCCACGGAACCCGCGCCCCAGTCGCTGACAGCACGGCCACCATCGCCACCGTCGCCGCCCTTGGTCACGCCGTAGGTGCCGCCCACACCACCGTCAGCACCGCCGCCTGTGCTATTGAGGGTGTTGCCACCCGACGCCGTACCGCTGGCCGCTTTTCCCGGCTTGTTGTAGTAAGACCCCTGCCCTCCAGCACCACCGTTACCGCGCAGGCCAACCCCGGAAACCGTCGCTGCGCCACCTGCCGCACCGTTTTGGCCGGATGCGCCAGCGTCGTATGTGGAACCGCCGCCACCACCACCCGCGCCGCGCACGTCAATGCGGAGTGTGCTGTGCACCGGCACCGTGAAGGTGTAGGTACCTGGGCTGGTGCGGCTCCAAGATCCGGCCACGGACTTCTGCGCACCATGGAAGTGCGCAAGGCTGATGTATCCGCCTGTTGGAACCCCGAGATTGTTCGCCGTGGTCAGCGCGCCACGGTAGTAGTGGGTCAGGTAGTTGGGCGGCCCCCAGTTCCCGAACTCGTCGCGGAGCTGGGACATCCAAATAGTTCCACTGACTGGGAATGCCATCACAGCCCCCGATTCATTGTTCGCACTTCGACGGCCAGCTCTTTCACTGCCTCGATCAGCACGGGAACCAGCTTGTCATAGGCCACGACGCGCCACTGCTCGCCGCCGTTTTCGTCGTCTGGGATGGATCTACCGACGATCTCGGGCAGCACGGCTTCAACCTCATCGGCCATCACGCCAATGTCGCGCTCGCCCGGCTTGCCGATCAGCTTGGTCTTGTCGTTCCATGTGAAGCGCACGCCGCGCAGGCGCTCGATGATGCCCAGCGCCCCGCCGATTACCTCCACGTCATCCTTCAGGCGCGGGTCAGAGTATGCGCCGACGTTGCCAGACGCCACCATGTCGCCGTTGGCTGCGCTATACCAACTCCATGCGGCGCGCGACCAACCGCCAAGCCCAAAGTAGCCATCGGAGCGCACGCCCATCTTGATCGCGTAGTAGCCCTGCGCATGGAATCCCATCATTGCCATGCCGCCATCACCGGCCCCGCCTCCGCTGCGCACCTCCAGCGACGTAGTGCCATCACCCGAAGCCATGGGGCTGTTGATGCTGGCCGTCCAAATCTGCCCGGTGAACGCTCCACCACCCACTGGCATGTAAGCGCCTGGGTTGAAGTTCGAGGCATCCCAGACGCGCCCACGGTCGGTGCCGTCAACCTGATAGCGCAGGCCGACACCATCCCACCCGAAGTAGAGCTTGTTTGCGGCCTGATTGGCACCACCACCTTGCTGCACGGGCGTGAAGCCGATGGCAGCGCCTGCGATGGCATCGCTCTTGATGCCATCGACCGCTGCGCTGGTAATCCGGTGCTCGATGCGCGCCCCAGCGTTGAACGCTTTGGCGGTCGTGCCCTCTTGAGCGCGTGTCACCGTCAGCGTATCGCCAGATCGCGCGGTGCAGCGCATGATTTCAAAGACGCCCGTATTGTCCAGAACGGTAACGGGAAACCAGTCTCCAGCAGCGAGTGTAGGGAACAAAGCCCCAGTGCCGGGAGATACAGAAATAGTGGTGCTGGTTGTGGAAATGCCGGCCGCCAGCGATGCGACCGCATTGTTTGCGAACTTTACAGACATGAAACACCCGCAATCGAACGAAGACACACAAGAACCCGGAGCAAGAAGGCTCAGGCGAGTGATCGAACGATGTGCGAGGGTTGTTTCATCATGCAGCGCTGTAAAAGGAGCGAAAGCAGCGCGAGCTGATAATAACTCACTTACATCATTGGTTCATCCAATTTTCTGGATCAAAAGCCATGAGCTGCTCACGGCTCATTGCTGCAATCGCCGTTTTCATCTGCCGCTGTGCGATGTGGATACGGAATCCTTCGGACACCAAGGCTGCTTCATGCGCTGCATCTAGGGCTAAAAGGTCAGCAATCGTCACTGGCACGTCGTTGTTGTCATGATCCGTCCAGAAGAAGCCTGTAGGCAGCTCTGACAGCGACAACACTGGTTTGAGGCGCTGGCGTGTCGTCAAGCCTCCATCCCATACCCGCCCAGCGTGCTCGAACGTGATTACTTGCTGCTCTTTTCTGGAGCGCCACGAATCAACATCAGACCTAGCTGCGGCGCGCAGGTTGTCCACGGACACCTGCTCTGTCTCTTGAGGTTGGTCGGGCTCTGGGATTTCCTCGACAGCCCATGCGCCACTAACCCATCGGCAGCGCTGTGTCGCAGGGTCGTGGTCTGGCAAAGCATCGCGCGTTGCCGCATCTGGATTGATGTCCGCCACTTTGCCTGTGACGGGGTTTACTGGTGCCAACGCAGACCCCGCGTAGTAGCCGTCTGCGTCGAAATTATGAAAGTAGATTTCAGTCATGTCAGATGGTCATCCAAAGTGGGAACGCGATGTTGCGCATGCGAAATTCATTCGCAGTAGGAACTTGTCTAGATGCGTTGAATGTGGAGTTATAGACATTGCTAGACCCAGCCGCCCATGAGTTGGCACCAACGTATGAGCCGTCAACAGCTTCGGAGGAACTAGGGGTAGTGCCAGACGGATACATCAGGAATCCAAGCTTGCCTGTAAGGTTCCGCATTGCATCGCCTTGAGCGCTGCGAAGGGCGCGACCTGTGTCAACACCGCGCCCGTTATCAAGAACACGGATACTTTCGCCGCGAGCCTCAACTAGCGTGAAAGTTCCAGCACCAGACAATCCCAAGCGTTCAACCACGTCTGGAAAATCAGCTTGGTTCCATGTCGCGTCAGCGCGAACTGGCAAAGCGCCTGGAAGGCTTGATGGATTGTCGTAGCTGAAAAATAGTTTGCATGGCTGGTGCCATGGTGCTCGAACATACTTGCTGTTTACAGAATCCCAAATCATGATGCGCAAATGCGGATTCGTTACAGCAATCATCCACGCCTTAAATACAGTTGGCACTGATGTGTATGTGTCAGCCATTGCCAGCGCATTTGTAGCGCTTGACGCAGGCAGAGCAGCATCCGCTGTTGCTTTTGCTGAATTTGCAGTACTTTGAGCGTTTTCAGCCGAAGTTTGCGCATTATCTGCTGCGGTTTTTGCTTCAGCCGTCTTTTGCTGAAGTTCACCTACAGACGCACTTGTCATTCGCAGTTCAACACGATCTCCAGCAGAGAAGTCTGTCGCTGCGGTTCCTTCTTGTGCTCGAACGATGGTAAAAGTGTCAATGGTGCGGGCCGTGGCCTTCACGATCTCCAGCGTCCCGTCGCTCTTCACGATAGTCAGCGGACACCAGTCTCCTGCCGCCAGCGTCGGAAACTTTGCGCCATCCATAGGCATAACGCCAAGCGTTGTCGATGCCGCCCCCAATGAGGCAGACAAGCGACTTACTGCATTGTTGGTAAGTTTGAGTGGCATATCAGTCCTTCACCCGAATTTGAAATTCAACCTGCTTGATGCGGTTTTGGTTGGTCGTTGCAGTTACCAGGATGGTAGCCGTCTTCCCGCTCACGCCGTCAGTCACCCACACCTTTACTGTGTCGCCATCGAACAGCACCTGTGGCACGCTCACCATACTGTCATCAGATACGACGCTGGCTGTGGCGCTCTGGATGGCGTCGCCATATGGCAACCAGCGCGAAAAATCGATGTCGTAGTCAATGCGGTCAACGGAACGCTTCATGTAGATACCAAGCATCACGCCTCCATTGCTTCAATCTCGCGCGCGTTCTTTGGCACGCGCATTCCTCGGTTTTCTGTCGCAAGGCGGATAACCCGTTGCTTTGGTGCCGGAACGTAGGTCGCTGGCAGCGTGACTGTGCGCGCGTCCCTGTTCTCCAGCTCGATGGCAATATCTGCTGTGGCGCTGCCTCGCACCCACTGCTGAGTGCGCGCTGGTCGCATCCATGTCTCCAGCTCAATGCGCGCCTCGCCGCTGGCGTGCAGGATGGCCCCAAGGCGAGCCTTTGCCACTGCCTCAATCGCCACGCTCGCGTCGGCACGGGCACCGCTGGCAATGGTGTTGCCTTTCGCGCCTGCAGTCACCCAGAGCATGATGTCGGCCTTTCCCATCACTGGAGCGACTGAGCGCGTCCTGGTGGCATCAAGCTCAATGGCAATCAGTGCATCAGCAAACCCATGGTGCGTGACAGGAACACGGCCAGCCGCGCTGGTGGTGATCTCGATGTTCGCAATACCACCAGTAGGAGGAACTACGCGCGGCTCTGCATCAGCACTGATCTGGATGTCGCCAGCTCCACTGGCCACGGCACCACGCCGCCCAAGTGCCGTGGACTGGATCTCAATGCTTGGGTAGGCAATGCCGGTTGCGCCGCGCCGTCCGCTTCCATCCGCAGAAACAACTACGTCGCCGCGTCCGTAGCCCATTCTGCGCGGAGTGATTGAAGCTCCGGCGCTGATGGAAATATCGGCAATCCCGCGCCCAAGCTGGACGTTTGCAGCCTCTGCACCACCTTGCATCTCAAGCAAAGCGCTGCCATGGCCAAACCGTGTGGCCCAGCCATTAACAGGCGCTTCGTTGAGTGCGTAGAAGTTCATGGATTACAGGGCGCGCGCAGTGATGGAGCCTACGTCGAAGACAAAAACGTCACCGACGCCTACATTCTTCACATCGTACAGCGCAGCAGCGAAAAGCAGATTGCCGCCTGTTGGAGCGTCCCAAACGCCGAAGTGTGTCACCTGGACATTCGACACGCCGTTGTTGCTTGGGTAGATCAACTGCTTTGTATTGGTGCACACGCCATCAAGCGGCGCGCTCCAGCCCGTGCCAATAGCGCCACCATCTTCCGCATGCTTGCGCACGTATGCGGGCCAAGCTGTCGTGGAAACTTCGCTTGCGCCCGTGTCGCCAGGGTTTGCCGTGTGCAAAGAAACGTAAGTGCCGGTGGGCAAAGGGTACGCCTGCCCATGCAGCATGGCGTTCATGATGTTGGATTCTGTGTAGTTGGATGCGGCGGACATTTTGCCTCCTTAAAAAAACGATGCCTTGGTACGGATTGGGGCGCGCTGCTGGCCGGCGGCCTGGAGCTTGGACTTGCGGCCAAGCGCCTGATCGAACTTTGCCTGGAAGTAGGTGGCGCGGTTCGGATCGCTGAATGTCTGGTTGGGCAGCATCAGAATGCCTGCCAGTGCGCCCCAGCCGATCAGGTTACGGTGCTGGCTGGCGATAAAGTCGGGGAGCTGGTCGGCGTCCTCGGATGGCTTCAGGCGCAACCACACCTTCAGGCGGCCCTTGGCATACGGCAC